ATTGATCCAGGCTGGTTATATTGGGAGTGGTCACGTCCAAGATTGACAAAATTTGATCTAGGTCGTCGCCCGATACTGATGACAATGCTGTGTAGGCAAGTTTTTGTATGCGGTCAAATTCGTTTTGACTCAGTCCATTGGGTCGATTGATTCCCACACGATTGTCAGTCACAATGTTTTCAATGTCGCTGTCTGTGAGTCCCACCGCATTCATGGCCAACTGAACAGCAGGCACAGCTTGTCTGTTGACTCCAGCCAGGCGAGATATCTGTTGTACAAGTCCAGCAGGAGTGCCGTAAAGATCAAGGTTTTGAAGATTCACAAGATTACCTTGCTTGGCCAAGTCCACACCAAATTTTTCAAGGTCGCTGTTTGCACCACTGATTCCTGCAGTGGTCAAGGAATCCATGTTGGTAAAGGTTGGTCCAAGAAATTGATTGGCATTCACTGCTGAATTGATGTATTCATTGGTGCTGGCAATGTATCCTTGCACAGCCACAAATCCTTGGCTGAATCGGCCATAGTCCCCGTTGCCCAGATAAGCCGCACAGGTTTGCTCAATCAAGTTGGAAAATCCCGATGGATCAATGGTTGAGCCGTCCACGGCACCAAGATAATTGATCAAGTATTCTCTGTTGAGATAAGTGTAGGTACCCACTGGACTGGCAGGTATGCTGTTGCCCAAGGCTGGACACACAGTACTGCCAATGCTCAACAAACTGGTCAAGGTTGATTCGGTGGCAAATGACTGAGATTTATAAAAATTAACTGCGGCAATAAAATTGCCAATCACTGTGGTGGCATTGAATGCGGCAATGGCAGTTTGCAATGCCGACGGAAATCCTTTTAATCCAGTGTTGTTCAACATGGATGCCGCAACGGTCAATTGCAGTGGTGTTAGTACGCTAGGCATTATCCTGCCCTTACATCACCGGAACCGCCAGCACGAGCATGTCCGCAGGTGTCAGCACATCCAGTTGTGACCACAGGTACGCCGCCAGCTCTGACTGTGCCGTTGCCACCTGTGGTAGTTGCTGCTGAATGGGGCGGGTGTGGTCGGCCCCAGGGTGCATGAGCAGTTACTGAGTTACCATTCACAATGATAGGTTGTCCGTTCACACGCACAGAGGCAACACCGCCCTGGGCTACCCCACCGGCTCCGTTTGCATCACCTACTCTCTGTACTGCTGGCATATTATCCTAGTATTAGTTTTTTCTCTGGCACTTTGATGCCAGTTGTGGCTTCAATATATTTCATCTTGACAGGGTCATCTGTCAAGGCGTAAATTGCTACGCTGGCAGTATTTAGCTTGATTTCTGCGCCAGGATCAGCGGTAAACATTGAGGGTACCAAGCCCATGCCCTGTGGACCCGGAGCCACACTAACTGGATCAGTAATTTCAATCCAGTCCCCACCGGCCTGTTTGACTTTGGCAATGAGTTCTTCTCCTGAGTTTAACTTAAAGGTGTAAACTTGACCTGGGGTTGCGATTAGTTGCATTTTAAACTTTCTGTATAACGTATTGATAATTGATCATGCCAATGGCAATATGCTTTCTAAACATATTAACAAAAGCATCAATGGACATTTTAGGATGGTCCAACACATCCGGGGATTCGTTCCACAAGTAGTCATCAAAGATCATGAACCCGCCGGTCTTGAGCAAGCCAAACGCCATAGTGGCATCTGCCAACACAGCATCTGAACAATGACTGCCATCTACATATATAAGGTCAAACTCGCGACGGTCCACAATCAATTGTGCTAGACCATGATAACTCATGACAGGCATGACCTCAACTGACTGTGTGGGCAACTTTGCTAGATCTGTATTGTGTTTGTGTATGTCTCGAATGATCAGGTGCTCGGGCAAATCATCATTGGTATAGGCATTCAATGGTAGGTTACCAAAAGGATCTATACAAGTAATTGTGCCGTCTTCTGCCAGCAAGTTTTCCAGCATCCAACAGGCACTGCGACCTTCATGTGAACCAATTTCTAGTATTGCCGATAGCTTTTGATCTGCATGCGCCTTAACAAACTCAAAATTTACAACAGCGTTTGAAAACCAGTCGGCTGTGAAAAAATGTTTGGTTTCAAAGTCTGGGATATTTTCCTTGAACCAGTCTATTGTGATGTTGTCTAGGTCAGGCAAGTTTTTGTTTGAGCTCATTGAAGCCTCCCACTAGCTCTTCGCCAAGAAATATCTGTGGCACGGTGCGAGCATTTGGAACTGCTTCTAATAGATCTTCTTTGGTGTATCCGTCACCAATTTTCTTTTCTTCAAATTCTATACCCTTCTGTGTGAGCAAGGCCTTGGCTTGGTCACAGTAAGGGCAGTGGTATTTGCTCCATACAATTGCTTTCATTTTATTTTCCTTCTTGTGATTTATCGTAGGTCTTGGCAAAGATATCTGTCTTAACAACACCATAGTCGCTAGGGCCGTGCTTGACAATATAGTCATTGCCAGCAGTGTAAAATAATTTTTGCGGACCACTACCCCAATCCACAGTGACAAAGCCATCATGATCGGCTAGTTTTGCAACCTTTGGAATTTTCTTTGGTTGGCAACGACCATCACCTAGATCGTCTTTGAGGCTGTTGAATTTGGCGGGACTCAGCACATACTGTTCGTCGTTGGGACCTGTCATAATGTAATCACCAGGTTGGTAGGGCACAGGGTCTGGATTTTCAAGATGAGTCAGCTCTCCAGGTTTTTGTGCAATCTCATATTTTTCAATTTTATCTGGATTTTTAAAAGTGGCGAACCCATCAGCGAACCAAGCGTCGGTGATGCCCTGTGCATTTTCTATTATGTTGATAAAATTTCTCATAGATCCGGTAACTCCTCGTAATCAATCGAGTCACTCATGACTCCAATCACATAGTTAGTCGATTCGTTTTCCTGGAGAGCAGTTTGTTTCTTGCTGGTGTCCACGTGCTTGGTAAACCAAGGAATAGGTGTACTACGTGGTGCCGGCTCGGTGTACTTGACTCCAATTTCTTTGAGAGCTGCTGCGGCTGTAAAATCCACAAAGTCCTTGAGAATGTTTGCATTAAGACCAATCACTGGTCCTTTGTTAAACAAGTAATCAGCCCAGGCTTTTTCTTCACGGATCACATCCAGGTACATTTGGTATACTTCGCCTTCGCACTCGGCCTTGACAGCAGCAAAGCGTGGGTCTTCTTTGACCACCTGATTGATCAACCAACCTGTCCACTCTTTGTGTAGCATTTCGTCTTGCAAGATCAACTGAATAATGTTGCCATTGCCAATGAAGATACGATTCTCTACCATGGCCAAGCTGGTAGCAAATGATACCATGAATCGGAATGCTTCCAGGGCATAACTTGCGTTCAGTGCCATCCAAATTGCTTTGATATGTTTTTCTTCGTCAATCTTTTCGCCGGTTTCTACAACACAATTAATCAAATGTAGCTTGTCATAGTAGTTGCCAACACTAGACGCCATGTCCACAATCTCTTGTGTGTCATGAATAGTGTTGAACACATCCTTGGGCACATTGTAAATGTTGCGAATGATGTGACTGTAGCTACGTGAATGAATGTTGGTTTCAAAGAATGTCCAGTTGTAGACCAAGGCTTCCAGTTCGGGAATACTCACAACAGGTGTAAAGATTTGACTGGGACCACGTCCTTGCAAACTGTCTAGTGCTGTTTGGCGTAACAAGTTTGATGTAAAGATATGCTTGACTGTGTCTGACGCATCTTTGAAGTCTTGTGCGTCTTTGGTCAAAGAGATTTCTTCTGGAACCCAAAAGAAGCCACGTGCTTCTTGCTCGTACTTGACCAGTTTGTTGTACTTGACTTCTTCAAATCGTTGTACTGTTACAGGACCTGCTGGATCTAGGAACATCTTGCGACTAAGATAGTCTGTTTTTGTTTTTAAATTGTATTGTGCTCTACTCATTGTGTAATTACCAGTGTCTAATTGTGTTGGCTATAATAAAACCACAGGTTACAACATGTATTATAACCCAAAACGTTTTGAAAAACAAGGCCATTCGGGCTTCTCGTAGTGTCAGTATAGGCACATCCGGGCGGTCATGATCACTCTCGCCCATTACATGCCCAGTGGCCCGGGCCCAGATCTTTTCTATGCTGTTCATAACTTGCAGGCTTCGCAGTCTTCGCCCTCGAGATCAAAGTCGATGATTTCAAGAGGGGCCGCTTCGG